TTGAGGGTACTGGATGTGTCTCCATACTGCCAGTTGGCAACAAGAAGACCTTGGTGAAAGGGAGTAGTCGCAACCTGAATAGTGAAGACAAGCTTGAAACGCACACCGTAAACACCCAGCAAACGCTGAGCACCAAAAGGAAAGAGAATGGAGAAAAGACCAATCGGTCCAATTTGCTGTACAAATTGTACATTCTGCGACGAAGTAAAGGTGCCAGACCCGATAAGTCGGGGCCTCGCAAAGTACTGCGTAAGGTTCTGAATGTCAGACTGCAAAGGAGCAGTCTTGGGGTGGTGCCAGTGCTGACCAAGAACCTCCACCTTGTCACAGGCTTCAGACTCAAAGTTAGCTAGGCCTGTAGATTCGATGTTATTAGAAATGGTAAGGCTCATAATTTCAGAGCAATCCTCTTGAGCATCTCTGTCTGAAGTGGGAGTGGGGGTCTTGTCTGTTGTTGAAGTAGGTGTAGCAAGACTATATACAAGAAAAGGGCCATCTCAAACCCTTGACCGCATCCATCTTCTCTGGGTTTAAGGCCACCCTGAGTAGTAAGGCTAAAAAGCCAGGCCATTCCGAAAGGCTTTCCTGTCCGCGTAACTCTTTGAGTTAGGATGAGCGATTATATACAAGTGACGCGCGTATATAGGCCAGTCGGTTAGTACCAATGATCGGTGCGGCGCAGGACCGCAGCCATGTACTCCCTACGAGTGGGAATACATTTAGGCTCAGCATCGTTGAATCTGAGCCTTTGAACAATCTTGGACGCATACTCGTCCCAAAGGCCTGGCTTATGTAAGGCCAATTCACACAGAGCATTCTCCAAGTCATCGACAATGATCTTGTTCTTCAACTTGTAGTTCTTACACCAATATGCTGTGTAGAGGAAGCTCTTCAATTCCAAGGGGCAGAACCAGATCTTGTGCTCAAGTCTGAAGGCACGCTTCAAGAAAGTGATATCTGCGAGCGTCATGTCATCACGGAAGACACCAGACTTGTCGCCCGGGGTATACTTCACACAAAACTCCTCAGCCATCTTCTCAGAAACAGATCTCTGGTTATAGACCTCTTGCAATGAGTCAGTAATATTTACAGCATTGTCGTCGCCATAGGTCACAGCTGACACGTTGTTCCAAAAGCCAGTCCAATCGCCAGTCTGGGCGATGTAAGTGCCAACCAACAGGGTCAGACTGTATATCGAGTTGACAATAGTGGTAAAGGGATGACCACTAGGTAAGGACTTGTTCCACTGGTATACGTGTCTCTGATCAAAACCAGTTCCTCCGATGTGTCTGGAGTGGGTAAGTTCTAGCCAGAGTACGCGCCGAATACGAGCGTTATCTTCACCATCGTCATACCACTGGTTCACAACTTCAAG